CTGCTGGCTGGGGTGTCCACGATCTGCCAGCAGCTGGCCCCGGTGATCGCCGTGCTGGCTCAGGTGATTGGGGAGACGCTGTCCCCGGTGATCGGGGTCCTGCCCGGGTTGCTGGAGCCGTTCATCCTGCTGGTGACCACGCTGACGGGGGCCCTGCTGCCGGTGCTGACACAGCTGCTGCAGGAGCTTCCGCTGCCCCAGCTGGCCCAGTCGTTCGTGCAGATTTTCACCGCGCTGGCCCCGGTCCTGATCCAACTCGCGACCCTGGTCGGCCAGCTGCTGAACGCCTTGATGCCGATCATCACGCCGATCATCACGTTGATCGTCCGGCTCGCATCGATCTTCAGCGGCACGCTGGCGCAGGCGATCAGTGGGATCGTGGTGCCCGCGCTGCGGCTGATCACGTCGCTGCTGCAGGGCGACCTGTCCGGGGCGGTCGAGGCTGGCAAGCAGCTGCTGAGCGGGCTCGCCGGCGCAGTGGTCAAGATCTTCTGGGACCTTCCCAGCCAGCTTGGCGAGGCGTTCACGCGGCTTGCTGGATCGCTGCTCGACGTCGGCAAGAAGATCATCAAGTCCCTGGTTGACGGCATCAAGTCCGGTTTCAGCAGCGTCAAGGACACCCTGTCGAGCCTGACCGACTTCCTGCCCGACTGGAAAGGCCCGGCCGAACGCGACCAGACGATCCTGACTCCGGCCGGCGGGCTCATCATGGACGGCCTCATGGCCGGTATCTCCGCCCGGGTGCCCGCACTGCGTGACCAGCTGCAGGGCATCACCGCGGAGATCGCGGGCTCGCTGAATGGCGACAGCCTGCTGCTGGCCGGCAGCCCGGGCGCGCTGACCGAAGCGTACGCCGGGATGAGTCGGCCGGTGCTGCAGCAGAACACGATCAACATGTACGGATCGCAGGCCACCGCCCAGGACGTCAGCCGTGAGCTGTCCTGGCAGGCCGGACTGGGGGTGCGATGACCGCCGTCGGACGCGTGGTGTGGAACGGCCTGCAGATGGGCCCGGGCACCGCCTACGCCATCTCAGACCTGCCCGACCTGGACGACATGCCCGACGTCCGCGCGTACGACGTCGACCGCACCGGCGCGCACGGCACGTGGACCGGCCCGGACTACGTCGGGGCCCGGGTCATCACCATGGGCATCACCCTGCGTGGGCAGGACCCGGACGACCTCGGCCGGCTCACCGCGGCGCTGAAACGGGCGTGCCAGCCCGGCATCGCACCGCAGCAGCTGCAGTTCGTCGACCGCGGGCTGATGGTCTACGGGAAGGTCCGGCGCCGCCGCATCCCGTACGACGCCACCTCGTTGCAGCGGCTGGCCGTCGCGCAGGTGCAGTGGTACTGCGCCGACCCGCGGGTGTACTCCCTCGCGCAGTACACCGGCGGCCCGGTCGTGGCGTATGCCCCGGCATCCGGCCGTTCGTACCCGCGCACCTACCCGTGGCTGTACGGGACCGGCGGGTCGGGCGGCTCGGTCACCTGCACCAACAACGGCGGCTCCGAGACGTTCCCGGTGCTGCGGATCGACGGGCCGTGCGTCCGCCCGTCGGTGCAGCTCTCCGAGACCGGTGCCGTGCTGCAGCTCAACAACATGCTGGCGCCGGGCGAGTACGTGCTGATCACCACGGCGAACCGGGCAGTGCTGGCCAACGGCAGCACCCCGCGCCGGGACTGGGTGATCGCCGGGTCGGACTGGCCGATCATGCAGCCGGGGCCCAACACCTTTGTCTACCGCTCCGACCCGTACGGCGACGGCTCCACCCCCACCTACCTCACCGTGACGTGGCGCGACGCCACCCTGTAGAGAGGACATCCGATGGCGATCATCAGCCCGCCCGCGTACCAACAGGGCGGCACCTACTCGGCCCGCACCGACCGCCTGTCGGTCATCACCGGCCTCCTCGGCTACCACGGCAACAGCGCGGACGAGGCGTCGCTGCGGACCCGCGGCGGCGTGCGCCCCTCGTACCAGGGCCGCGAGATGCAGGTGTCCGCGCAGGCCACCCCGAACATGACCGTGCAGGTCAGCGCGGGCATCTCGTACGTGCAGAACAAGGACTTGGCGAACTACGGCGCGTACACCGCGGTGAACGATGCCCCGGTGACCATCCCGATCGCCGCGTCGTCCGGCAGTCAGTACCGCAAGGACACGATCGTCGCGCAGGTGCTGGACGCCGAGACGCTCGGCACCGTCAACTCGGGCGCCCTGGTAGTGGTGCAGGGCCCATACGCAGCGTCCGCAGGTGCGACGACGCGCGGCACCCTGCCGCCGAACTGCACCGTGCTGGCAGACGTCGCGGTCGACGCCGGGGTCACCTCGATCACCAGCGCGAAGATCACCGACGCCCGGCAGTTCCAGGTCGCCTCCGGCGGAATCCTGCCCGTCGTCTCCACTGCGCTGCCCGACCACCCCGCGCCCGGACAGGTCATGTACGCCACCGACACCGACACCTTCCTGTACGGCAAGGGCGACGGATCGCGAGTCGAACTGCCGCTGGCCAGCAGCAGCGGCATCGGCACCTTCCGGTACGCCGCCAAGACCGCCAACCAGCAGCTGACGAACAACGCGTCGCTGGGGAACGATGCGCACTTGGTCGTGCCGGTCCTTGCGAACGCCACCTACATCGTCGAGGGGGCCATCTTCTACGACGGCGCCTACAACCAGGGCGACTTGAAGGTGGACTGGGCGATCCCGGCCGGGTCCAATTTCATGTGGTCCATCAACGGCCCGGCGACGGGTGGGCAGGCGGCGTACGCGTCTCAGTCGACGCTGGCTGGGGGAAGCACTCCGCTTTCGGCCGGCACGTACGGCACCGGCGGGACCCAGACCACCATCACGCCGCGGGGGCTGCTGACCACCGGCGCGTCGGCGGGTAACCTGCAGCTGCGCTGGGCCCAGAACACCGCGCACGCCTCCACCCTGACTGTCTACCAGCGGTCGTGGATCCGGGTGCAGAGGACCGCCTGATGACGACCCCTGTCGGCACTTCAGTCCACCAGTACACCTACCTGTTCTGCGATCTGATGACGGACCGCGTGCTCGCCGAGCTGCCCGTCATCGGCGCCGAGTACAGTACCGAACTCAACGGCGTCGGCACGTTCAAGGGCACCGTGCCGCTGAACGAGGAGACGGCCCCGCTCGGCCCGATGGCCGCCACCATCCCGGACCGTACCGCCCTGTACATCGACCGGGACGGGGTGATCGTGTGGGCCGGAATCATCTGGACCCGGCGCCCGCTGACCTCGGCGAACGGCATCATCTGGGGCATGGAGCTGGGCGGCTCCGAGTTCCCCAGCTACTGGCAGACGCGGTATGTCAACAAGCTGCTGTCCACGGACTACAACCTGCTCGTCGCCAACGGGGCGGACACCCGCTACGTGCCGGACGGGCAGCGCATGTTCGACGACCAGGTGTGGATCGTGTGGTCGCTGCTGCGGTACGCCGAGGCCGACCCGAGCAACGCCGGCACGATCCACGTGGACACCAACCCGCTGGTCAACCCCACCGGGGTGACGCGGTCCAGGACGTACGACCCGGCCCAGCAGCGGACCGACATCCTCACCCTGATCCGCCAGCTGGCCGCGGTCGACGGCGGGTTCGACTGGGGCGTCGAATCGGGCTGGAACGCCAACGGCAGCCGGTACCGGCGGTGGGCGGTCTGGTACCCGCGCCGCGGCCGGCGCGCCTCGGCCACGGGGTTCCTGTTCCAGTACGGGCCGGGCGGCAACATCGTCACCCCGGACTGGCCGGAGGACGGCATGCAGTACGCCAACCGCGTGTGGGCCCGCGGCTCCGGGGCCGGGCAGGACGTGGTGACTGGGGTAGCGGAAGCCCCGGACCAGTGGGGCGCCGGGTACCCGCTCATGGAGGCCGTCGAGACCTACGACGGGGTGACGCAGCCGACCACGATCCAGGCGCACGCGCAGGCCTCGCTGAACGCCCGGTCGCAGGCGACCATGGCGCCGACGTTTACGGTGGATGCGGATGCGGACCCGGTGCTCGGCTCGTACACCGTCGGCGACTCCGCGGTGTTCGCGATCGACCCGTGCCCGTACTACCCGCAGGGGCAGGTGCAGGAGCTGAGGATCCTCAGCATCAAGGTGAGCGTGACCGGCGGCCCCGAGAAGGTCGCCCTGACGTGCGGAGCGTGAGATGCCCGAGTACCTGAGGCAGCAGTCCCTGGAGGACCGGGTGGCCGAGCTGGAACGGCGGCTCGCCGAGCTGACCCGGACCAATCAGGTCGGCAGCACCACGCTGACGAACGGGACGCTCAGGATTCGGCAGGGCGGCGCGATCATCGTCATGTCCGCCCAGGACCCCACCCGCGAGGTGATCCGTCTCGGAGACATCGGCATGCCCGACGCCAACGGCACCCCGCAGATGGGCATCCAGATGCGCCGGGACACCCCGGCGAACGAGATGCTGTTCGCCCAGCAGGACGGCAACGCCTGGTCCACCACCGGGTTCGGGACGCAGGGGCTGGCGATGTACGACCGGGCGGGGCACGTCATCATCAGCGCGGACACCATCTCCGGCAAGGGCGTCTCGTTCCCGTGGCGGCCGGTCGGATTCGGCGGAAGCGGGTTCTTCGCCAGCCCCCGCACTCCCAACACCACGTGGCAGGAACTGCTGGTCGCGCAGGTGCCGTGTGACAGCCCGCGGCTGAACCTGACGGTCGGGCTGGTAGGCGACCAGGTCGGCGGCATCAACACGGGTGGCGACTACCGGGTGGTGGTCGCTGCGACCACCACTGTGGCGTCCGGACAGGTGCCCGCCACGTTCAACTGGACGTTCCCGACGGTCGGCATCGACATGACGCCGTGGTACGCGCCCGGCAACTGGGTGCGGGTGGCAGTGCAGGTGCAACGGACGTCTGGGGCGACGACCGGCGGCACGGACAACAACGGCGGCTCGATCCGGGCGGAGATGATCGGCGCGTACCTGGCCGGCTCGTAGGGCCGTCCGGTAGCCGAGGTGCCCCTGGGGGCGATCTCCCTACGCTCCGAAGGAGTTGAGCTCCCGCGTCGAGTCCGGGGGCGTACGCCTACCGGAGGTACCTGTGCGCGATGAGTTCGTCGCCCTCCTCGTGAGCCAGGAGGGCTACCACGAGGGCCGCGACAGCAGCGGCTGGAACAACATGCAGAAGTTCTCACCTGCCGTCCCGGGCCTGGAGTGGTCCCAGGGCCAGGCCTGGTGCGCGACGTTCACCGCGTGGGGCGCCACCCAGACCCCGGGCATGGCCGACCGATGGCCGATCACCGCGTCGTGCTGGAACGCCGTGCAGTGGTGGAAGGAGCGCGACCAATTCACCGAGTACCCGGTCCTCGGCGGGCCGTTCTACCTCGG